AGGGATCCCACCCATGATCGGTTGCTCTCTCTTGAAATCTTCCCCGATCGCCCCGACTCGTCGCCGCTCGTCATAGGTCGTCTGATGGCTGGCAAGTACGCCCCCTATGGCCGCCGATACAAGAAGGAGCGGCTGCGGCTGTTGGCGTCGAAGCCGCCGTGCTGTGAACGAGGTTGCAAGAACCCGGCGACGACGACCGATCACTTCCCGCCGCTGATGCGCCACACCCGCCCCCACCGGTCGGGGTCGGGCTGCTGTGTGCTACGTGCGATGTGCGTCGAGCACATGCGGATTCAGGGCGGTCAACTCGCCACCCACAAGCGCAAGGGTGGCAGACCGCCGCCGTTGCTGGTGGTCGAGGCCGATCCTGACGGGTTCGACGTGGATCATCCGGTGTGGGACCGGGCGTCATGGTTGGACGATCTGCGGGAGGTGCCGGCGGATGGGTGGTGGCCACGGTTGATGACGATCCCGCACCCCGACGCCGTCGGCACGCTCGGCGACGAGGTCACCAAGTGGGCGAAGGCCGAGTACGGGATCTCGTTGCACTGGTGTCAGCGGCTGTTCAACGCCCGGTTGCTCGAGGTGGACGACCAGGGCGATCTGGTGTGGCCGCGGGCGATGCTGTCGGAGTCCCGCCAGTCGGGCAAGTCGACGGACGTGCGGATGTTGTGTGACTGGCGGATGCATCAGGCCGACCGGTTCGGTGAGGCGCAGGTGATCATGCACACCGCTGACACGTTGCAGCACGCCGAGGATCTGCAGGCGTTGTGTTATCTGCGGGCCGAGGAGCGCGGTGAGCGGGTGCGTCGGGCCGCCGGGTCGGTCGGCATCTACCTGCCCGATGGGCAGGGTTCGTGGATGGTGCGGTCAGGGCCGGGCGTGGTCGGGTCGTCGGTGTCGCTGGGCGTGGCCGACGAGGCGCACGGCGTGAAGGTGCGGACGATCACCCAGAACCTGGAACCGACGTTGGTGGAGCGGGCCAACGCCCAGCTGTTGCTGGTGTCGACGGCCCACACCGAGTGCACCGAACTCATGCCGATGTACCGGGTCGACGGCCTGCAGCAGTTGGGTGAGCCGAACGACCTGCTGATGCTGGAGTGGTCGGCGTCGGCCGATCTCGGCATCGGCGACATGGTGGCGTGGCGTCAGGCGTCGCCGCACTGGTCGAAACGGCGTGAGCAGCGAATCTCCTCCGCTGCCGTGCAGGCGTTGGCGTTGCCGGAGCATCACGAGGTGCGTTACGGGTTCGGCTGCCAGTACCTGAACCGGTGGCCGGTGTCCGATTCGCGGCAGCCGGGGGAGCGGTTGTTGTTGCCGGGGGCGTGGACGCGGTGCATCGGCCATGTGCCGGCGGCCGGGCCGGGGTGGTGTGCGATCGAGGACAACCGGGGGACCGGCGCGGCGGCGGCGTTCGTCGCCGTCGGAGCCTCTGGGGTGCTCGAGGTCGACGGCCTGGCGTTGGATTCGTGGGAGCAGGCGCTGGTGTGGGCCCGCAAGTTCGTCGACGCCGCGCCCGGTAGCCGGGTGGTGGTGGGGGCGTCGATGCGCGACGCCGTGCCCCGTGACTTCCCCGGCCGCGCCCAGCTGCGGCGGGCCGGGTCGTCCGAGACCCGCAAGGCCCTGTCGTTGCTGCGTTCGCTGGTGGCCGAGGGCAAGGTGGTGCACGAGGACCGGCCGGACCTGGCCCGCCAGGTGGACGACGCCCGTGTGCGTCCGGTGGACGGCGGTCTCGGGTTGATCACGGGGCCGCGGTCGGACCTGTTGCGGGCGGCGTTGTGGGCGTTGTGGTTCGCGCAGAAACCGCCGGCCGCCCCCCGAGTCGCCTGACTCTGGCGGGTTGTTGCATTTGCAACTAGTGTTGTAGGGCGGTGCATCAAGTCACGCCGTCCGGGCTGATCGTCGAGTCGCGTTCGTTGATCCCCGGAGGCGGCCCGGTGATGCCGAACGACAACGACCCGGCTTCGAATCCGCCCGGCACGGTCGGGACCGCCGCCCAGGTCGTGCCGGGCGACCCCGACGGCGTTCAGGTCGTCGCACTGGGTACCCCGACGCCGTGGCCGCGGTCGGTGTTGCGGCCGTCGACGTGGTCGGGTTGGCCGGCCGAGTGGGAGACGCCGTTGTGGGGTGGCCGCACGGCGGATCTGACCGACACGGCGTGGACCTGCATCGACCTCAACAGCCGGGTGGTGTCGATCATGCCCCCGTATCTGGTCGGGGCGGCGCCGTCGCTCGATGCCGACTGGATGAACAACCCGGATCCGAACATCTACAACTCGTGGATCGAGTTCGCCAAACAGTTGCTGTGGGACTATCTGCTGGGCGAGGCGTTCGTGCTGGTGCTGGTGCGTTACAACACTGGTTACCCGGCCCGGTTCCGGGTGGTGGCGCCGTGGCTGGTCCAGGTCGACATGGCGGGCGGGGTGCGCCGGTACACGATCGGCGGGGCCGACGTCACCGACGACATCATCCACATCCCCTATCAGATTCGCACCGACGAGGCCCACGGCCACGGCCCGCTCGAGGCCGGCGCGTTGCGTCTCGTGGCCGCCCGTCTGCTCGCCCGTTACGCGTTCAACGTGGTCGCCGGCGGCGGTCTGCCGACCGGGACGTTGACCCATCCCGACGAGCTCACGGCCGAGCAGTCGGCCGAGTTGCAGCAGCAGTGGGTGTCGGCGCGGATGGCGTCGATGGGTCTGCCGGCGGTGGTGTCCGGGGGGATCACGTTCGAGGCCAACGCCTACTCGCCTGAACAGTTGACGCTGCTCGACCTGTCACGGTGGAACGAGTCGCGGCTGGCCGTGCTGCTCGGCGTGCCGCCGTTCCTCGTCGGCCTGCCATCCGGGGGCGACTCGATGACCTACTCGAACGTGTCGCAGGTGTTCGACTACCACTGGCGGGCCGGTCTGTCGACGTTCGCGACGACGTGCATGGCCGCCCTGTCGTGGCATCTGCTGCCGCGGGGGACGGCGGTGGAGGTGAACCGCGACGAGTACGTGAAGGCCGACCCGTTGACGAGGGCGCAGATGTGGCAGATCTACAACGGGCTGGGGTTGTCGTGGGAGCAGATCGCCGAGGCCGAACGGTTCGAGGTTGCTGCGCCGTCGGCGACCCTGACAAGTGGGGTGATGCAATGACCGACCTCGCCGAGCTCGAGACCCGGCCGCCGCGACGACTCATCGAGTTCCGCTCCGTCACCGACTTCGACGTGCAGGCGACTGACCGGATCATCACCCTGATCGCCGTCCCGTACGACGTCGACGCCGCCGTGCTGGTGCGCGGCCGGGCCGTCACCGAGTCGATCGCCCGCGGGGCGTTCGACGGATGCGAGTCGCGGACCAGCCGGGTGAAGGTGAACCGGGATCATGACTACGACAAGACGATCGGCCGGGCCGTCGCTTTGCACCCGCAGCGCGACGAAGGTCTCGTCGCCGAGTTGCGTATCGCCAAGACGTCGCTCGGCGACGACACGCTGGCCCTCGCCGAGGTCGGGGCGTTGGAGGCGTCGGTCGGGTTCGCCGTGTTGCCTGGCGGCGAACAGTGGCTCGACGGTCGGGGCCGTCGGCGGGTGACGAAGGGCTGGCTGGATCACATCGCGATGGTTCCCGAAGGCGCCTACGAGGGTCGGGTGCTCGACGTCCGGGCGCTCGCCGCGGACGTGGCGTCGGTGGCGACGCCGAACCTGGACACGGTGCGGGCGTGGATGCTCACCCGAATAGGAGACTGCTGAATGGCTACGACGACGAAAACGAAGGACTCGTTGGGGCGGGCGCTGGTCAACATCGCCACCGCCGCCAAGGACTATCTGGGTCGGGCCACCCAGGCCGGCGACGTCGACTATCTGGGCCGCCCACTCGTCACCTGAACGGTCGTTGACACCGCAACCATCGCGGCGGTACGGTGGCCGGCGAGTCAGCGCTAAGCGACTCTCGCCGTTGATGACCGTTTGACGGGCCGGCGAGGGGGCGACGAACGCACTGGTGAACCCGTTTGTTCATCACTGTGAGGAGTCGCCATGCCTGCGACCGACGCCATGATCGCCCGCCTCGAATCCGAGCTCGAGGAGCGAAACACCTTCATCAACGGGATCGTCGGCGGCGCCGAAGATGCCGGCCGGGATCTCAACGGCCAGGAGATGGAGATGATCGCCGGCGCCCGTGAACGCATCGGCAAGCTCGCCGACCAGCTCGGCCCGCTGCGCGAAACGTCGAAGCTGTCCATCGAATCACGCAGGCGTGCCCGTGAGGTCGACGACGAGATCCAAGGGGCGCGGCGCCGTGACGGTCTCGGCCCGGTGGAGTACCGGTCGGCGGCCGGGTACATCGCCGACTTCTACTTCGGGGCGTTGGGCGACCGCGACTCCCAAGGCCGGCTCGAGGTGTTCAACCGGGTCGCCGCCCACCAGACCACGTCGGACAACCCCGGACTGCTGCCCGAGCAGATCGTCGGGCCGGTCATCAACTTCATCGACGCGTCTCGGCCGGTGGTGTCGTCGATCGGGACGACCCCGCTCGGCACCGGGTCATGGGCCTACGCCAAGGTGACCCAGCACACCCTCGTCGAGGCCCAGTCGGCTGAGAAGGCCGAGATGGGCAGCCGCAAGATGACGATCACCAAGACCAGCATCACGGCGCCGACCTACGGCGGCTATGTCAACGTTTCTCGCCAGGACATTTCGCGGACCAGCCCGCAGATCCTCGACATGGTGATCGCCGACCTGGCCGCCGAGTACGCCATCGCCACCGAAGCCGCGGCCTGTGCCGATCTGCTCGCCGGGGCCACCGCCGGCACGGCGCTGGACGCCTCACCAAGCGCCGACGAGATCACCGCCGCCCTGTGGGCCGGGGCGGCCGTGACGTACACCAACGTCCGCGGCGCCGGTCGGCTGCTGCTCGCCGTCGCCCCCGGCGACGTCGGCAAGTTCGCCGGTTCGTTCGCTCCGGTCAACCCGTCGAACACCCAGTCGTCAGGATTCACCGCCGGCTCGTTCGGCTCCGGGGTGTTGGGGTCGATCTCCGGCATTCCGGTGGTGATGACCCCCGGCCTGTCCACCGGTCAGGCCCTACTCATCAACACGGCCGGGGTGCAACTGTTCGAGCAGGGCGGCAGCGCCCTGCAAGTCGTCGAGCCCAGCGTGTGGGGTGTGCAGGTCGGCTACGCCGGCGACTTCGAAACGGTCATCGTCCAGACCGGTTCGATCATCTCCATCGACACGGTGCCCTGATGTCCGACGCTCCGGCAGGGTTGCAGAACTCGGCGGCGGTCGGCGTCGACTACGCCCCGCCCGGCGAGGAGGCCGCGCCCAAGTCGACGGGTCCGACCCCCAAGGTTCCCGCGGGCTCGGACCCGTACGACCCCGGTGAACACACGGTGGCCGAAGTCCACGAGTACTTGACCGCCCACCCCGATCAGGCCGAAGCCGTGCTGGCCGCCGAGGCCGCCGGCAAGAACCGCACGACGCTCGTCGAAGGCTGACATGACCTGCGTCGCCCCGCCGAACAGTGCGGTGTGGTACTCGCTGGACGACACGACCGCCGCCGTGCTGGCGACGTTGCGGCTGACCGACGGCGACGTCGACGAGGACCGCATCCGCGCCCAGATCCCCGCCGCCGCGACGCTGATCGACCAGTACCTCGACCGGCCCGAGGCGATCCCCGGCCCACCCCCGGCCCCGC